GGCTGTTTTAATTGCATTAGCGGTTTTGTCAGGTGTAGTGGATAATAAATCAAACTCTGGAATTTCCATTAAATATGTTCGTTCTCTGTTTTTTAAATATCGTGAATAAAGAACATTTGCATATCCTCCTATTAAAACTAGTTTTTCGCTGGACACTATATTTTTTATAACATTATGTATTGTATCCTTTTCGTAATAATATTGTTTGTTATATGACCGAGAGGATAAAGATCGACGGAAAGTATCGGGATCGCATCCTGTTGCTTTTAATGGGTAATTTTTGTTTAAAAGATTTAAACGTTTCAGTACCTTTTCCCATCGCGTAATGTCGCCTCCTGGTCTAGATAATTCAAGATACATAGCCATTCTCAGAAAATTAGGAGGGGAATAAAGAATACCATCTTTATTTATTGAATTTTTTTTGAGACTACTAAATAGTTTATTATCAAGTTGTGTAATGTCTGCGATCTGAAAAAAGTTAACAAATACTTTATATGTACCATAATGAACACCGGCTTTTGCTTCTACATCAGAGAATCCAGCTCGGTAATATATATCTGCAAGTTCTTTAGCGTCATTCATTGCATTAGGTGAAAAGAAATCGTAGTCGGGAATTTCTAAATTGCGGTTGTAAAATTGATCAGCTGTTGGCAGAATATTATTGATGGCAGTTCCTCCGTAACAAACCAATTTTTTATCATGAATAAACTTTTCAAGAACATCTATGATCTGTTTCATAACGGGATTATTTGCAATACGTTCTCCTCTTTTTTTTGCTTCAATGTTAATAGCATTTTTTAGTATTTCTAGTTCTTTATTTTCATAATAAAGAGTGTTTATAATATTATCATCCAAAATTTTATTGTCATTATTGTTAATCATTTATATTATGTATTGTATGTTATATATGTTATTATATTATTAAAATATAATAAAATATAAGAATTTATTAATAATATTAGTATTAAAAGTTAAGTTCTAGTCCTCCAGCGACAGTCATTTTTCGTGTATCATATGACAATCTAGACTCGAGTGGTTTTGGTTTTTCAATATACGTAGGTATATATAATAAGTCGTCTGGTTTGGGAGCAAACGCGCTACCTGCTTTTTCAAATATATTATTATAACTTGTTAAATTGAGATCTAAGTTTTGAAAGTTCATTGCCATTAATTGACAACCAAGAACTTGCGGTATACTAGATATGTAGTTTATACTATATTCAGATACATCAGGTAGAACAAGTGTCATATTTTGGCGATTAAAATTGGTTATTTCTGTTGGGTCATTTGTATTTTTAATATCAGAAAATCTGCTTTCATGTATAAACGCAGAGTTTGTAGTAACATTTGTAAGTTCAAATAAATTCTTGCATTGATATAAAATAGGAGTACCCTGTGTAGCGCTACTTTTTTCTACCATAATAACGACTTTGCCTATAAATTCTTTAATAGATACGCCTGTAAGATTTTTACCATTATATTCTCGCGTATATTCGATAGGTAACAATCTATCTCCGAAATTTTGTGCAATTTCACTAGCTAACTGATTTAATACATTAATCTTGTTTGTTTTTAGTCTAAAGTGTAGTAGTAATGGGTCGTTGGGATTAGGGCAAGTGATTGGTTTTGAATTGGGCGTACCTTTTACAAATTCTGGCATTTGTGATTGAGAAAATGCGTATTGTGAAATAATTTTAAATACACGAGATACAGGTAAACTATTATAACTTTGTTTTACACCAATCATGTCAATAGAAGATACGGCTACAACAGGTGTATCATTTAAACAGTATATTTCAAAGTCTAGACATCTTACGCCTTGTGCAATAGCATTATACAGAGCACAAGCTCCTACATAGTCATTTTTGAATTGTCCCGATGCACAACAATTATAAGCGGTTTTTATATAAAAATCTCGTAAATTTTTAGTAGGTGCAACTTGTGATACCCAATTAGATGATATTTTGGTAGAAGCAGTTTTATTGAGTTCATCGAAAGAATATTTAATTGCGCCGCAGTTTGTAGTTCCTAAATTAATTTTTGTAGTAACATAAGTGATAAGCCATAATAAAACGACGACAACAAATGACATACCAAACCAATGAATTGTAGATGGTGAAACATTAGAACTTAACATACTTTTAATATTTTTACCGCTAAGAGTTGTCAATAATGTACTTGCAAATGATGAGGGTTGTGGTTGACTCATTTATTATATTATATATTATATATTATATCTTATAATATGTTGATATTAATTATATTGGGGATTGTTGTTAATATCAGGAATTATTAATTATATATATATAAAAGTTGTTAAAAATTATTAATATGTTAATTATATATAATAAAAAATGGCTGGAGGATTACTAAATATTGTATCTTATGGAAATCTAAATGTTATACTAAATGGAAACCCTAAAAAAACATTTTTTAAAGCCACATATGCAAAATATACGAATTTTGGATTGCAAAAATTTAGAATTGATTTTAGAGGACAGCGTTCGTTGCGATTAAGTACAGATTCTAGATTTACATTTCATATTCCAAGATATGCTGATTTATTAATGGATACTTATTTAGTGGTGACGCTTCCTACGATTTGGAGTCCTATATATCCACCGTCTAATTGCGATAGCAGTTGGGCGCCATATGAATTTCGATGGATAGAGAATCTAGGAACTCAAATGATAAAAGAAGTGGTAATATCAGTTGGTGGTCAAGTATTGCAAGTATTAACAGGAAAATATTTATTGGCTCTTGTGCAAAGAGATTTTTCCGATGATAAGAAAAAATTATATGATGAAATGAGTGGCAATATTCCTGAATTGAATGATCCTGGTAACTCGGGTAGTAGAATAAACATGTATCCGAATGCATATTATAGTACATTACCCCAAGGTTCAGAACCGTCAATACGGTCTAGAAAATTATATATACCAATTAATGCATGGTTTACGCTTTCGAGTAAGATGGCTTTTCCGTTAGTTGCTTTGCAGTATAATGAACTAAAGATAGATGTAGTAATGCGTCCTGTACAAGATTTGTACACAATTCGTGATGTACAAGATGTTGCAAATAACTGGCCTATAGTAAGACCAAATTATTCTAATGAATATATGCAACTTTATAGATTTTTACAGTCACCTCCTAGTGTAACTTTGGAAAGGAATACATATCAAAATCCGGGGGTAGCGGAATGGAATGCGGATATTCATTTGATAAGTACATATGGATTTTTGTCAAATGAAGAGGCAAAGACGTTTGCTGCAACGGAACAGAAGTATTTAATAAAGTCGGCGTACGAGTGGAATTTCCAAAATGTAACAGGATCGCAGCGTGTATGGCTAGAAAATACGCTTGGTATGGTAAGTAGTTGGATGTTTTATTTTCAGCGCAGCGATATTAATTTGCGTAACCAGTGGAGTAATTATACAAATTGGCCATATAACTATTTACCTGTAGATATATTACCTGCTCCAGTGACACCGGCTCAAGCAGCAGCAATGAATGTTGGAATACTTACGCCGGGATGTGGTGATGTTTATACAAATGGTTTTGGTCCCGGTTATAATCCGGGTTCAGATTCAGCTAGTGGTTATTTTATAACACAATCGTTTAATGTTGAAAATCAGCGTGATATATTATTAAATATGGCTATTTTATTAGATGGTAAATATCGTGAAAATGTATTAGATGCGGGTGTTTATAATTACATTGAAAAATATATTCGCACAAAAGGAAATGCACCGGATGGGTTGTATTGTTACAACTTTTGTCTAGATACTGATCCTTTTAATTTACAACCATGTGGTGCATTAAATACAAGTAAATTTTCGAATGTACAATTTGAATTTACAACATTTTATCCACCTCTAGATCCGAGTGCTAATTTTTTGACAATTTGTGATCAAGAAACCAGCCCAATTACAAATGCTCCTATACCAATTGGTAATAATAAGTCAACTTGGCGTATATATGACTACAACTATAATTTGGTTGTATTAGAAGAAAGATTTAATATGGTAATATTTATGTCTGGAAATGTTGGTCTTATGTATGCAAGATAGTATTGTGGTATTATATTTTACATAGTTGTATATATTGTTATGTAAAATATAATCTAAAAATATAATTTAAACAAGAGATGTATTTAACTGTTGTGATACTTGTACAAATGTTGTACATAATGGCATATGTTTAATACATGATGCGTTGATATAAGTACACGTACTTCGCAGCCCTCC